AGGTGGGTACTTTCGTCGATTTACCGAGTGTTCACGAACACGAAGATTATCATCATGTAGATGAGATTGTTCAGGCAAATGGACTTCGATCTTGCGATCATCGGAACGATCAAGGTCGAGAAACAGGGCAGCCGGGGGTAACAATTGTGGCGCCCCTGTGGTAAGCTGACACACCGTCGCAACGTATGTGTAGTTGTGACTGATACCGACACTACCGAAGCTATAACCAACTCCGACGGTACCGTCAGGTGGAGAAGTCAAGGTCACAACCCTTTGCCATGTGACCATGTTTCCACCATCTGTGCACATATTCGTGGATAATGACGTGACAGTAACTGCAGCACCAGTTGCAAAGAACGTAGGTTGAGAGATTGCAATGGTGGCAGTACTAGACGCTGTCCACTTATATGACACAAGAAAGGTGTCACCAATATTCGCAGCCCTTGAAAAGTAATACACATTAGAGCCGGAATCAAAATTCCAACTACCCTCCATCTGACCACCCTGAACAAACTGAGTTTGATATGCTGCATTATAAAGCGTGTCAGTGGTGTCTGTGGATGTAACAGGTAATGAAATAATGTCAACTTTAGCAGGTGACAACCCAGAAGTGGGAGATAATTGGGGTTTACAGAGCATAATGTCGTAAGTAACCCATAGCCCACCAATAATAGCAGTATCAGACTGCATGCCGTCCGTGGCTAATTGAAATTGGCCAAGATCATATAACAAACGATCACCAGTGAAAGAAGAACCGGCACGTACATAGTACAAATTATTTGGAATTTTGCCAGGTGCACATTCAATGGGATGCATAATATCAATAGAAGGACGAGCATAATTAGAAAACTCCGTAGACAACATTTCAACATTATTAGTGTAAAGAGGCTGAGTGGAGTTGTAATTGGTGGCCATAATAATCTTTCCCAACCCGGTATTAACAGAATTCAGTGCATTCGCCGAAGTGGAGACGAATTGAAAAATGATTCCCAAAGGAACCCACTGTTGATAATTGGCTGCAATCGTAGACAACCAAGGAAAAGTGTCAGAGTCACCGGGATTTAAGTAATAACCAGTGTTAATGAAAGCCTCAGATGATGTAAAATCACCGAGAAATTCTTTATGTTTGACTCTAATGCAATTTTCACCAAAAGAAGGGATAGAGGCAGCGGAGCCAACGAGACTATTAGAAACAACTTTGTAGTCTCCACGGCCTGTAACCTTACGGAAGAGTCCACCAATGGACTTTCCTGCGAGTGCGCCCAGTTTTGACGCTCCGGGAAAAGGCGTTAGAGCGCCTAACGCCTTCCCTACGTAGGCCCAATTAGGGCTAATTCGACTGTTACCAGCTCGTCTCGCTTGACCAGCACGAATCCGACGGATTGAGCCTCGCGGGGCCCGAGAATTCCGGAATCCAGATGGTCGCTGCGGGAGTCGCCCAGATGTAGTCTTGTGCTTTGGCATGTAAAGAACCGTAGCAGGTGTTCGAAGAACAATGTATTTCCCCCAAATTGAGGTCTGTAGTGCCGGGTGTTACTTGCCGAACGAACCGCTCGTAGTAATCAACACAATCAGCCTCAAACAAATGTTGGAGTTGGGGGAGCGCTAATGGCTCCAAGGAACTCAATCCATCAAAATACTGCTCCAAGTATAATTGCAGTTCAATGCCAATGCCATACATATCAGACATTAACACCCTAGTAGAAATATGAACAGGTAAGGATGTTAAATTAAAATGTTTAGCTCTCTGATGATGTTGCAATATTCTAAAATCAGCACGATGTCCCTCAGTCATACGTAATAGGTAATAACCAAAAGATTGAATGACAGGAACACCAGCATACTGATGTATAATAGAAAAAGCTTTAGCACGTAAGAGCATAAGTAATTTCTTATTACTAGCTCCAAAATAGCGTCCAGGGGCCCACCCCGTGTTTAATAATACCCTTATAGGGTCAGGAATTGAAACCATGCAGTCCTCTGAGAAAACTAGCCCACAGAAAGAAGCTCGACAGAGGTCAAAATGTGGTTCTATCTTAACATTAAAACCACAT